TTTGGCAGCTTCTAATTCAACATGTTCATCAGAATGACAATCTTTACATAAAGTAATAATTGTTTCTATCTCATAGTCCCAAGGACCTTCAGCCAAAGGATGGTAATGAACATGATGAGCATTCAATGTATCTTTTGTATCTCCGCAAATTCTACATTTCCAACTATCTCGCTCAAAAACACGCAAACGAAGTTGCTGCCAACGAGGGTCCAATAGCTTTTCAGCATAAGTTTTACTTGTACGCATTTCTGCATCTCCGCCTTTTAAACGCCCCCTAGAAAGAAACAATCGGCAGGAGAGGGGGGTAACTCTTTTCGGTGGGGTAGCTACCCCCCACCTAGCCGTGTTTCAAAAATTATACTCTGCTTGGCGACCTACGGAAGTCATGTTGCTTTGCCGCAACACTTCCCAAATGATAGTAATTGCAGTGTGGGCATTTGTAGATTGACAAGCCGTTTTCCCTGCGCCTGTTGCTAATCATCTCAGCAGCAGAATGCGTGGGGTACTTAAACTTTCCCAAACACTGTGACTCTTTATCGGTTTTGTAGGTCATGCTTTCCCGTAAACATTAATTTGTACTAGCTTTTGAAGCTTCTCATTATTTCGCATCTCAAGCATTTTCAAAGTTGACATCATATTTGCTTTTTCTTGCTTTGTAAAAATACTTGATGGCAATGTGATGTCCCAAGGGTCATACGCTTTCTTTTCTTTAACTGTTAATTTTGGTTCACACAGTTTATAAAAATGTATGTCTCTTGTTTCTTTACCAAAATGTTTTGTCTCGCAATGAGATAACTCAATTAATTCTTCTTCTTCTAATTCATCGCGTATCTTTTTTACATCAACTTCTTTGAAGTGCCACTTGATTGCATCGCGAACTTTTCTGTATGACTGTGGACCAGCTTCAAGTCTTGCAAGAAACATTTGTTTGGCATAGTAGTGAGACAATTAAAACTCCTTTGTTAAGGGAGCGAAGAATACCAGAGTTGCAAAAACTCAACACAATAAATAAAAAAATATTTACATGTGTTAAAAATTTGATACAGTGTGTGTTCCTTAACAACTGGAGATGTCCTTATGCACACACAAGAACTCAGGCGTAAAGCGCGTAAGCTTTACAACAACAGTATGGTTTCTGAATCTGTCAATCAGCACAACCAACGCAAATGGGTTCGAGCAATGCTAAAGCTAGGCGAGAACTGGTTACTTGCAAAACAAGTTAAACGGGTTTCTTGATGCCACAACTAATTGGTTTCTTATGCTTTGCCGCATGGCTCACACACATATTCACATGCTTCGCTGAAGGTCTATGGGGCTTTCTAATTGCCGGAGCATTGCTATTCCCTATCGGGATACTTCACGGTTTTTATATTTGGTTTAGATAAGGCGTTCAGCAAGCCTTTTAATTGCTGTTTTTTAACTGGAGAATGAAATGGGATTTATTGCAAAAGACAATGGTGGCGAAGGCAACTTCAAAAAGGTTCCACCGGGTGTTTATGTGGCTCGATGCTACTCACTGATTGACATGGGTACGCAAGTATCTGATGGTCAATATGGCTCGAAAGAGCAACACAAAATCCGTATTGGATTTGAAATCTTTGGCGAAGATGATGCAGGGCAACCACTGACCATCGACATGGATGGCAAAGAAATGCCTTTAACAATCAGTAAGACATACACGCTGTCGCTGCATGAGAAATCAGGATTGCGTAAAGACTTAGCTGCATGGCGTGGCCGTGACTTTACTGATGACGAAGCTAAAGCATTTGATGTGTCTAAACTCATCAGCGCTTACTGCATGGTCAATGTCACCACCAGTGAGAACAATGGTAAGACATACACCAACATCGCGGGCTTAACTCCATTGCCACAAGCATTGAAGAACGCAAAGCCAGCGCCTGTGCATGAGCCTGTGATTTTTGATTTGGACCAGCCTGATTGGGAAGTGTTCCAGAACTTCCATGAGAAGCTTCAGGAGTACATCAAGAAGTCTCCAGAGTTTGCAATGGCCGCTGGCAATGCACCCTTAACAGAAGACGCGCCATTCTGATGACAAGCCTCTACGAACTCGCTACAGATTTTCGCAACCAGCTTGACGAACTCTTTGATGAGAACGGGGAGGCAACTCCCGCCTTTGAAGAGTTTCGCATGCAGCTTGGTAACAAAATTAATCAGGTAGCTGCTTATGTGCTTAACTGTGAATCTGACGCTGACCAATGTAAAGAGGTTATTGACAGAATCCAAGCCCGTAGAAAGGCGTATGAGCGTAAAGCAGAACGATTGAGGACTTACCTTGCTGAGAACATGAAAGTGGCTGGAATCACTGAAATAAAGGCTGATGACAGGTCTTTTGTTATCAAGCTTTATCCTGACCGCGATGAGTCTGTTCAGATTGATGACGGGATTGCTTTCCCTGTTGAGCTTTGCAATATCAAGCCACCAGAGCCAAGCAAGCTCAAAATCAAAGCAGCCATCCTAGCTGGTGAACCTATCATTGGCGCTCGGATTATTACCAAGGACCGGTTGGTCATAAAATAATAAACGGAGGGAAAGCTGTGCAAAGCTTCTTTAGCTTGCGGACGAACGGTTAGTACCTCCACCTACAGGACAAGATATGACAATAGAAATGTATGATGATGAAGAACCAACAAGTTCTTTCTGTGAATGCTGTGGTCAAAAAATTAGAAAACTTAACCCACACCGAATGTGTAAACAAAAAGTTGATTTACTTAAAATTTTGCACAAAGCCAAAGATTGGGTTTTTCTTCAAGAAGGTTATGGTGCAGAAATTGATGGAAAAATGGAAAGAGCGCCATATAGAGCTAGGGCACATGCAAGTAGATTAGTTTGGTTTGGACTTGCTGAACATGGTCCTACAAGGTCTGGCTTATACAAAATTACACAAAACGGAATTAATTTTCTTGCAGGAACACATGAAGTTCCTGAAGTTATTTATTGCAAAGATGGAATAGTTGTAGAAGAAGCCGATAAAAAAGTAACTATCAGAGAAATTAGAAAAGTAATATTAGATAAAGAATACTGGGATAATTATTATTTAGTGCAAAAAGAATATTGAAAGGTTAACAATGTCTTACGCTGATGTAGAAATGAAAATTATCCAATGGTCTGAAGCCAGAAGGATTATCCCAAATAGCACCCCTGAAACTCAATTGCTAAAAGCAGTTAGTGAACTAGGGGAGCTTGCCGATGCCACCATCAAAAAAGACCGCGAGGACATCGTGGATGCCGTTGGCGACACAATGGTTTGTCTAATCAATTATTGCGCCCTACAAGACATCAATCTGGTTGACTGCATGCAAGTAGCCTACGACACCATTAAGAACCGCACCGGCACATTGCTGCCCAATGGCGTGTTCGTCAAGGACTAAGGAACACTGCTCTCTCATCATTGCGCCTGTTGACAAGACCTTTTAGGACTTTGCCACCGCCAATGGTGTAGAGCATAAAAGCTTCCGCAGCGCCAGCCATATCTCCGCGCAAAACCTTCTGACGGATGCTGCTGCGCTGTAATGTTCCCAGACCACAATTAAAGCTAAAAGATACCAAAGCATCGAATTGACCTTGGGTAAGTGGTACGGGACAAAACTTCTCCACTCCACGCTCAAAGCGGTCCAAATCAGCTCTAAGAATTGCATCTACTTCCTCCATGCTGAAGATACGGAAGTCTTCTATCTTTAACGCAAAGCCATCACGCTTGTCCAGAGGCAGTTTTCCTTGCTCTGGGTACAGGACATGCCCCACCCCTATCGTCCACAGCTTGGTGGGGCATTTATAGGGCTTCTGACGCACCCCTTCATGGTGCTTAATCATGTGGACGGCTTTGGCTGAGACTTTCATTTGCCAAATGCCCGGCCACCAAAGTGAAAAGCAATGATGCTGGCAAACAAAGCTTGGGTGTCTGAATCCCAAAGCATGTTCAGCAAGTCATCAAATGGAACACTCATGTGGTAGCCATACCAAAAACCGGCCACATCAACAAATACCAACAATAAGAAAAAGCCGTATGTCAGCACAGGACGGACGCTGGCGCGAAAGTTCTTCATCCACTGGGATGTTCCCTCATTCAGTGCTGTGTCGTGAGCGTACAGGGCTTGCATTTCAGCTTGTTGTGCGCCAATGACAGCCATGCTGGTGGCCGCTGCTGCTTCATTTTGTAGCTGCTCAGAGCGAATATGCTCTACACGCTCTTGCGCCTCAAAGCCAAGCTTACGCATCTCAAGCTCACGCTGGATTTGTAATTGAGCCAGTTCAAGCTCATGCTTCTTGTCTGAACGGTCCTGAAAGAATTCCAAGAACTTAGGCAAGCCGCCCATCAGAAATGAAATAAGTGTTGATAGTAGAGTTAGCATTTGCTTTCCTTTTTAGTGTCTTCATTTTGCATGAGCTTGATACCAGACAGGAACCCAATCATGCCGCCAATTAGGGTACTGAATGCTGGTGAAATCATTTTGAAGATTTCTGCGTTGTCCACTTCCTTGGCCCATAGCCCCAACATAAAGCTGACCACCATAGCCAACACGGAGATACACAGGGTAGCACTGACCATCAATGTGACCCAAAGCGTCAGTTTTTCTTTCACTTCTATCTGTGGTTTCTTTGGAGTTCGGGTTATTGGTTTTTTGGTCATACATAAATATCCAAAATACGATTTTGAAATATCTCCATGCGGAGCCGGTTTTGAACTACTTTCTTGCAGTAAATCTCAAATCCAATGTCTTGCAATTCAGTTTGCTTTTGTTTGGCAACCTCAAGTGTTTTATTAACTTGATGTTGTTTTTCTAACTTAGCTTGAGCAAGGTCACGCTTATCAGGATAGCCAGACGCAATTACTTGTGGGAAAAGTCTAATTGTTTCAATTGTCATTTGCCCTCCCTTTCCCGCGCCCTTGCATAGTAGTAAAGAACCTTAGCTCTCAACTCCGCGCTATCTGCAACACCGGCCCACTCAGCCAATTTATTCCAAATACCAGCCAACTGATTTGAACTGCAACTATCTCCATTTGTAGTCAGCCATCGCGACAACTGCATGTGTCGCATTGTCGGCTCACTTATCCAACTAATTGCATAGAAGTCAGTAACCTCACATCTACCTTTTGCGGAGACAACAAAAATGGCTGTCACCAATAAGATGAGCAGCCATTTCATAATTCATTTTGGCAAGTGCATGGTTGACCAAATCACACCAGCCATCCCAACAAGCATCACACCGCATGCTTTAATGATGATGCCTTCTAAGCGTTTAATCCTTGCACAAAGCATCTCATAGCGCAGTGTACAAATCTCTTCATGTGCTTCCAGTAGTGTCGGCATGGCTTTTAATTTGGTCAAACTGTTTAAAGTCGCCAGCCATCAATTTACGATTATTAAAAAGACGCTGGTCATTAGGTGCTAATTCTATAGCTTTCTCCAATAATTCGCCAGCTTCTTCCTTTAGTCCCATATGCCATGCAGCTATGGAAGCTAGGTCGTATGGCTTCTCACCCCAGACGCTTGGGTCCATTGTGTAAACCAAAGCTTTATCTTTAATTTGTAAGGCAGATTTTGCCGCTGAATAGCACTCAACCCAATTAGATTTCATGTAGGCAAACATAGCCAACTCACACCAAGGCTCACGGGTTCCGGGGGCCTCCGCTACAGCCAGCCTGTAAAACTTATATGCCTCTGTATGACGGCCTAAATGCTCATGTGCTTTGCCAAGCAATCTAAGCGCATAGCAACGCTCATTAGGCCAATTAGCTTCTGGCATGGCAAGGTACTTATTAAGCGCCACAATGGAATCTTCCCAGCGTGAATAAAAGGTTA